TTTTGATTTATTAAAGCTATTTTCTTGTAGAGGTGCTACCATAAGCTGTGCGTTTAAATTAGATATAAACTTAGGGTAATTTATGAGGGTTTGCCATGGGTAAAACTCTATTTGCTTTGAGCTTATTAAATCTGATAACGGTGGTGGGAATGCACCAACAAATATCCACTGATACTTATTTACTGTTGCACGTATAAAATCCCGAACATGAGTAAAATCATCAACACCTCCCGTCTTGTTATCAACATCGTAGTGTGCACCTGAACCTGTATAAAGAATACGTGGCTTAGATTTGTTTTTATCGAACTGCCTTGCAACCTCCTTACCGTCAAATAAATGACCCATCCAGAAGTCGGGTACAAAATTTGGAATTACAGTTATATTTTTATGACCGGTTTTTTCTTCGTATATACGCTTAATATATGGACATGTAACAGTTACTTCATCACACATATTAATTATATCAATACAATTTTGTCTTACCTCTTCATTGTCAAATGCATGTTTGAATTTATTATAGTCTGGAATCTCTTCTTTAAAAACAACGTCATCAACTTCATATATAAGTTTAAAGCCTCGTTCTTGTTGTATGCTTTTGAGGTGTTTAATAAACGCTTTTTGTGATGACGAAGCTTGGCGTTGTACCTTTACAGCTTTAACATTGTGATAAAATCTAGAATCACCAACCATTGCAGTAAGTGAGTGTGAGACTCCTCTACCTGATGCGTTAATAACTTGCTCCGGCCATAAAATACGCCAATGACCACACCCACTCAAGTCAGCCAGATAATTAATATATCTTGGTAAACTATTCTCCTTTGGCTGTGACAGTCTTACGGGTTTATTAGTATTACCACCAACTGGTGGCGAGGCAAATGGTTGTGCAAAAGGGCCAGGATTAGGATTAATCATTTAATATAATTAGTTTAAAGTTCTAGGTAATCAACACGCTTAGTTATACCATTTGTTTTCTCTAGATATATAACATCACCGGTAGCTGCTTTAATAGACTCTTTACGGTGCGATATAACAATTGAGCATTCATTTAGCTCTTCAACACGCTCTTGTAGTATTTCTGTTATGAGTTCAATACCCTTCTCGTCAAAAGAAGAGTCAAATAACTCGTCATATATTGCAATGTTATAACTTACACCGCCTTGCATACGTCTAATATCAGAGAATGTAAATAGACAAGCTAAATCAATTGACTTACGTTCAGCACCAGAAAAGTTAAAGTATGAACATACCTTACTCTTCTCATTTAATATTTCTTCTTCAAAATATTCATTAAATATACAAATTGAGTTAGAATCAAGTTTACGTAAATAGTGCATCATTTTGTTATTAAGTAAATCTAATAACTTTTGTACAATATATGATTTAACACCTTCTTCTGAAACAACATATTTTACGATATCTAGTTTTGATATTTTATCCCTATACTCCTTTATCTTATTACTTGCAGTATCTATTCTACTAGTAGTCTCATCAATAAGTATATCAAAGTCCGTCTGTAAACTCTTAACAATCTCTAAATCTACTTTTAGTTCTTCTTGCCACTTTGCTAGTTGCTCAATTCGCTGAGCTATATTCTTTTGCTTTTGCTGTAAGACTTTAGTTTCAGAAATTTTGTTGTTATTAACACTAATGTTATTTTGAATTTTTTGCTTTACATCTTTTACCTTTACTAGTGATGAATGTATATCCTTGACATTATCTACCATTTCATCTATAGAGGACTTAAGTTGCTGCTTTTCCTTTTCAATATTATCTAGGTCATGATCTTCAATCGGCCTTAGACAAACAGGACATGTATCTTCTTCTGTACCGATCTTTAATATCTGTTCTTTCTTATGGTTGATCTTAGCTTTTTCCGCACTAATAATAGAGATATACTCACTTATTTTATCATCACACGTTCTAAGCTGGCCTTGTAATGTATCACCCTTTACCTCTAAGTCATTTATACTTGCATATTCTAGAGAGTTAGATTGACTAGTTAGATCTTCTATTTCTAAAGTATTGTTTTTTTGCCTATCTAAGTACGTTTGCTTTTTTTCTTTACGTCTTGTTAAGGTAAGGTCTTTTTGATCATTATAATTTTTAAGACTGTTTTCAATTTCTTCATACTTTACCATTTCAGTATCATAGTCCCGCTTTATCTCATTATATTCTGACCTAAGCATTGAAAGCATTTGACTGAATACCTCCATACCGAAAATATCTTCAATAAATTTACGCTTTTCAATCTTATTTTTTGCCATAAATGGCGTTGCGTTATTTACTGTCATTATAACACAGTTTTTAAATATAGAAGGTGAGGCACTTATAACACTACATATATATTTTGTAGTGTTAGAAATACTATCTCTTGTCTTATCTTCTCCATTCTTATATATGAACACCTTCGACGGTCCAAGTGTACGTATAATTTTATAGTTATCACTACCTATTGTGGTAGTAACATCAAAGTCTAACTCTACGTGTGTTTTACCACCTGTTATATTATTAACTATAAGATCCTTTTTAATCTCGCGAAGAGTCTCGCCGAATATAGCAAAATACAAAGCATCAGCAACTGTACTTTTACCGATTGCATTACGTCGATCAGGCTTATCTTTATTTTTACCGGTTATAACGTGTAAGCCTTTGCTAAACTCAACCGTTACAGGCTCTTCACCTATAGATAAAAAATTTTGTGCTGATAATTTACTAAAGTTTACACTCTTCATATAGATCTACTGTATAATCAATTATACTATCCACATTATCAATATCAAGCATATTTACAAACTCAGTTATAGCTTGTTTAATATCAATGCCTGATAAATCTTCTTTTTGTTCCGTATTAGACAGTATACGGTTAAAGTTTATATCATAATCGATTGTAATGGATTCAGGCTTTAGCCTATTGAGCACATTATGCAATATATCCATATCTTGTTGTGATATATTCATATCAATTTTCAGCTTAATAAAATTATTCAAAAACATATCCTTAATACGTAAGGTTATATTTCCTTCTTCAACTAATTCACTTAGCAATACCTTTTTATATTTTGGAGATATATTATTTTGTGTAAAATTATACTCCATTGTGTCTAGATCTAAAGTATAAAAGCCTTTATGGTTTTCTGCATCACCGAAATCCATTTGAAAGGGGTTACCTACATATAAAATAGTACCACTACCGTATGTTTTCTCATGTCTTGTATGAAAGTGACCTGAAATAATTAAATCAGATTTCTTAAGTAAATCTTTTACTTTTACCCCCTCCTCACATACCTTAAAACCAGTCATTTTAAATGTCTCAATTTCAAAGTGACCAAATATAACATCACTTTCTTCTATTTGTGATGTGGAAGTATTCCACGGGCATAAAGATATCTTACGATCAAACGCTTCAAATGTTTGGTATTGGTCTAAGATTGTAACGTTCTTTCTATTTTTAAAAATAGAAATAGAATTTACATCCGTTCTATGTTTATAATAAATATCATGATTACCTGTAATAGCTATCAGGTTGAAGTCTGATAGAATATCTAAAATATCTGCTGATATCTGTAATGTACTTACAGAAATTTCACTTCGATTATGATGCCAATCACCACAGAAAATAATATCCTTAATATTATTTTTAATACATTCTTCCTTAAACCAATTCGTCCACTCAATGGCATAATTATGCCAGTCACTACTGTTAGAGTGTACACCTAGGTGCAAGTCGGAAAATATAGCTATTTTAGGCTTATGTAACTTAGGAATCATCGTCATCTAAAGGCTTAACATAAACATGACCATGTGTATTGTTTGGGTCTGTCATAAGCTCTTCATAAACCTTCTCTTTATAGTCGCAGATAGCTTGATGATGTTTCTTTTCCTTTTTAATCCTGTTAATAAAAGCGTGATATGCAATTGTAGTGAAGTAAGAGAAGGGATTTGATCCAGTTTCAAACTTATACTTTTTATATTTAAGAGCAGCATACATCTTAATAAGAGCATCACCAATCATATCATCTTTATACGAATAATTAATGAATGATGCATTATAACTCAGACCATATGCTATCTTTTTAATATTTTCAGCCAAGTCATCAGTCAATTTATCCGAATCATAGTATTTTTGTAGTGATTCTTTAAACTCTTTAGGTTTAATATAATATTCAGCTTTTTTATCTTTAGACATTTAATTTATTATATAGTAGGTTAACAGTTAATCAACTTAAAAAGGCTTTACTTGTACCTCTTTGTATTGGATCTTCTCTTTTTCGTAAATAGTCTTCCTCTTTTCACAGTGTCTCTTACCATATGGTAGGTTATCACATACATCCATGATGATTAGCTTGTCTTTTGTCTCATGTTTACGCAATCCACGACCAATAGACTGTACTGTTCGTATAAATGACTTACCACCTGCAGCAAATATAATGTTATGCAGGTTTTTAATGTTAATACCAGTAGAAAAGATAGCACTTATAGCAATACATACAACATTATCATGGTTTTCCATGATCTGCTTAATTCTCTCACGCTCATCTACTGCAATTGAACCTTGGATGAAGTAAACCTGCTTATTCTCCACTTTTTCTAAATATTCTTGTAAAATCTCACCATGTTTAATGTGATTTACTAAAACAAGTATGTTGTTTGGTAGTTTACTGCACAGTTTTGTTAAAAAGTTATTACGGTCTGCATTTTCATACACGAAATCAAGCTCTTCACGGTATCTATTGTTAGTTACATAGTTAATTCGTTGTGTATAGCTGAGTTCTAACACTTTAACATTAACATTTGCAAGGTGATCCTCAAGTCTCAACTCATAACTCGTCTTTTCATACACAACTGGTCCGAGTTTACCTATGATTGACCACTTATCCAATTGATTCTCAGGTAATGTACCAGTAAAACCATACTTATTATGTGTTTTAATCTTCTGTACTATCTTTGATATCTTATTACCACTAGTTATTTTATGGCACTCATCAACTACTAGTAGGTCAATATACTTTAACCAGTCATTATCCTCAAACCTACTCTGTATGATACCAATATTAGCAATAATTACATTAGCAGTTAGGTCTGGTTTATGCTTACCTGTCCATTTAGTAACCTTAAATGTAGATCCACAGTCAATAAACTCATCATACGTCTGAGCTACCAGTCCTAGATCGGGAACAAGCATTAAACACTTAAATGTATCCGTATCTGGTGAGTTAACAAAGTAGTTCTCAATTAAAGCTGCAGTAATAAAGGTCTTACCTGCACCTGTACCTAATACACAAGTACCTCTACCCAGTCTCAATGCCTTACCAACAACATCTTCCTGATAATCTCTCAGTTTGAAGTTAAAGTGGTCGCATAACTTAACATCTAAACCTACTTTAAGTGCCTTCTCGAGTGCTTTAGTAGTAGTTATATCAGTATTGATCTGCTCCTTAATAAGAAACTTACGAATCTCCCAATATATACCTAACTCACACGTACCTGTACCAGTTATTACATACTTACGTGTTGGTGCAAACCTATTATATCTACGCGCAAACCTCGCTCCATCATTCTCAACACTAAAATGCTCACGTATCTGATCAAAAAGATCCGAATCATCTGTTTTTACTACTAACCTATTCGTGGGGCGTCTGTAATCAAACTCTATCATATTAAAGCATTTCGAGCTTATTAATTTCAACAATATTTTTTAAGTCAAAACTCATTGATGATAAAACCTTCTCACATTTTTCTAGATATTCTACAATAACTGTATATTCATTAATACTCTCTGTAAGTTGAACTACGGAGTCATGTCTTTCTGCATGCTGTTCTGCAGTTGATAAGCTTATCTTTACGGGAGAATCAGCAATTACCTTCTTAGTAAGCTCTTTCTTAAGTCTTTTTTTCTTAGCAATAAGAATATTCTTCTCTACCTTAGCATCCATTAACCTAGCTACCCAAAAATGCTTACGTGCTGGTAGTCTCATTTGAACCTCTTTGAGATTGAAATCATCTACAACTAGATCTTTACCGATTTCATCTATATATTTCTGAAGCAATTTCACAATATAATAATAAATACTATTATGCCAAAGTCAATAGGTAAGTTTGAAAAATGTTTTTTTAATATTTTAGAGGAAGATATGATGTCTGTAGATGTTGTTGGTAGTTCAGAAGGTCTTGAAGGTGGCTCAGTAGGTAATACAGATTCGTATGCACCTGGTGATCAAAGAATACCAAAGTCTGTCTTCGGAGGTGCACTTACAAGGGGTGGTAAGGTTAAGTGTAAGAAGTGCAAGGAGGATAAGAAGTGTAAGGAATGTGAAGAAGCAGAAGAAGAGACTAAATAATTATATGAGAACGTTTCTGAAAAATAATATTATGACGTCTGACTTGAAGTTAGATCGTGTTGAGCAGTTTGATGAAAGAAGCAGAGGCTATTCGATTGGCTCTATTAGAACAACGCGTAAGCTTAGGTCATATACATGGAGATGTAATGATTGGTTCGATCAAGGTACTGAGGGAGCGTGTGTTGGCTTTGCTTTAGGGCATGAGCTAGCAGCAAGACCTGCAGAAGTAAAAGGATTAAATTATGACTTCCTGGTTGAAAATGTATATTGGGAAGCGCAGAAGTCAGATCCATGGCATGGTGGATCCTATCCAGGTGCAGTACCTGTCTATCACGGTACAAGTGTATTAGCTGGTGTTAAAAGAATTAAAGAGCTTGGTTATATTAAAGAATATAGGTGGGCGTTTAATATTGATGATGTATTATATGGCATCGGTCACAATGGACCTGCAGTACTTGGAATTCCATGGCACAATGATATGTACTATCCAGATGATAAAGGATTTATTAGACCAACTGGTGATGTAGTTGGTGGGCATGCTATTCTTGCGAGGGCAGTTAATGTTAAGAAGGGTTATGTTACACTGAGAAACTCATGGGGTAAAGACTGGGGTAAAGATGGTGACTGTTATATTACATTTGAAGATTTAGAAAAGCTACTTAAAAATAGAGGCGAGGCTTGTTTCCTTATGAGAAGGAAGTCGAAAGTATCATGAGCGAAGAAACAGAAACAAAAGAATGTAAGTGTGAGTGTAAGTCTAGCTTCTTACAAGATAATGTAATGTCTAGACTTAAGCAAGAGAGTACTTGGCGTGGTATTATTACTGTTGCAACATTACTCGGTTGGAGATTAGCTCCAGATCAAGCGGAGGCTATTATAACTGCAGGTGCTTCATTAGTAGGTACTATTAATATACTTAAAAAAGATTAATGGATGATACTGGACATTGGGAGTGCTCTATTATTAATGAGAGTACAGAAATCCCATTTGGTTTTATCTACTTAATAACAAACAAGACAACCAATAAAAAGTATATTGGTAAAAAGCAGTGCCTTACTGTTAAAAAGAGAGCACCACTTAAGGGTAAAAAGAACAAGAGACACGAGACAGTTGAGACTGACTGGAAGGTCTATACATCATCCTCTAGACAATTAAATGAGGATATTGATAAGCTCGGTAAAGACAATTTTACCTTTGAAATAGTGATGTTTTGTGATTCTAAGTGGCAATTGGCATATGAAGAGACTAAAATACAATTTGAGAAGGAGGTACTCTTAAGAGATGACTACTATAACGGAATCATTAACTGCAGAATTGGTAAAAGAAAGCAGACAGCTATACGACCAAAAGCGTGATATAGTATTTGTCAATCTTAATAGCTATCTTACTGACTCATTTAGTGAGTACCTTCTCTATATCACCGAGAATGAGCTTAAATTAACTCGGAAAGAGAAGAATAAGTTAGGCATCCATTTTATTATTAAGCAGTTGTTAAGTGCTGTTAAGTCAACAAACAAAAAGAAGTGGTTCTACTATAAGGTTCGTGAGGATACAGAAGAATCCAAGCTTGTAAAAAGAATATTTGGTGCACTACCAACCAATATAATGTATGGTAGCTGTGACTGGCATGAGTTCATAAAGGAACTTGACTATAATGTATATAAGAAGAAAGATGGTGCTAGTGTATCCTTTCAGAAATTTAGACAATTTTTGAAAAGATATGAACTGCAGCAGCTTGAAAGAGAGTTTTTAGGAGATATAAATGTAAAACTCTCACTACTTCCATAAATATATACATGAGTGAAAAGTTTCTAGAGCAGGTAGAGTCGTTAATGCCAGACGACGCGTTAGATAATATTATTGAGGGTAAGCGTGCACTACAGCGCTTTTTATCTACTAAAGGTGTTAAGAATGTTACTGTTAAACAGTTTAAGGATGAGATGACCTTTACTTTAGACGATGGTTCACATGTTGTTGTAGAAGTGACAGACTATAAAAAAGTAGATGCACTAGAAGATAATGAGGTTATTACCCCAGATGAAAAAAACGCTTTAGATGCTGCATCAAATCTTGTTAACGACCCACGTAGGAGATCGTTTCAAAAAGACCCAAAGAAAGAACTTGAGCGTGCGTTAGGAGATATGTATAAAGGCGTTGCCAAAAAAGTAAAATCAGTTGCTAAAAAAATGAAGTAAAAATATGAAAACTCTAAAATTAATTGAACAATACAAAACTCTTCTAGAGCAGGATGCGGAAGAGGTAGGAGCATCTGTTGATGCTACTGATGTAACCGAACAGCCAGAAGAAGTACCAACTCCACTAACTGCAGAAGGTGAGAGGTATCTAGTTGACTTGCTTGTTAAGGCTTTCTTGCATGTACCAGACGAAAGCGAAGGTAAGATTGTTAAGGAGCTTCAAGCAACTATGCTTGATAGTAATCCGAAAGATGTTGCTGAGTCAATTGAAAGCATGCTGGAGCTTAGTGTTAATGATACTAAAAAGACTTTAGGCCTTACAACAGACATTAATTAAAATGAGATACGGTAAAAAAGCATTGGAAGATTTATATAGTGGTGTTGCAGGTAAG